AAGAATGTAGCGCTCTTTTTAAAAAACCGAATAATCTTGAGCTAGAGAAGGTGTATTGGCCTTATTTCCTCTATAGTAAAAAGCGATATGCCGCTAAATTATGGACAAAGGGCAAGGATGATAAAATGCATATGGATTATATCGATGTGAAGGGTCTCCAGGTTGTTCGGCGTGATAATACACCTCATTTGCGGGAGTGTTGTAAGGAACTCTTAGATGTAGTTCTCACGTCAAGTAACCCTGGTCCACCAATGGAATTGGCCAAAGAGAGGGCAATTGAACTCCTTTCGGGTGATGTCCCCGATCATAAGCTTGTGTTGAGTCAGGGTCTTTCAGATAGTTACAAGGTTAACGGTGTGAGTGTATCTATAACTGCATATGACGACAAAGCTGGAAGATTTTTGAGTGAGGATATCAATCAATCTCATGTTCAGGTTTTTAATAAAATGCGCCACAGAAAGCCTGGATCGGAACCACAGTCGGGGGATCGTGTACCATACCTGATTACGAAGACCCAGAACCCCAAAGCCAAGGCGTTTGAAAAATCTGAAGACCCAAAATACGTTGAGGAGAATAACATAGCAATTGACTATCATTACTATTTTCTTAACAAATTCTTGAAACCAATCTGTGATCTTCTCGATCCGTTATATGAGAATGTTAAGGAAGAAATATTTGGGGAGATTATTAACAAACACAAACCACCAAAACCAAAGCGTGAGCCTGCCCTCAGTACTATGAAGAAGGCTGATCTCGTTGCGGAATGTCAGCGTCTCGGTCTCGAGGACACAGGAACCCTGGTGATATTGCGAGGACGCCTTAAGGATGAGAGGTTGGCAAAACAAGGATCCGTTGAAGACCTATTTAAAAACTATGAGCTATCACAAGGTAAGGATGAGTCTACATGAAAAAATTACAAAGATTGTCGAGGAGGAACTGGAGGATAGAGTCAATGCAATTCTCAATGAATATGCCGTAAAAATTTCAAAAAAGCATGCGATACCATTGGAACATCTGCTGAAAGATATACCCAGTTCATTTGTGAGTACGATATGTAAAGGGACAAAGTCGAACGGTCAACGTTGTACTTTTAGGGCTCTTTTCAATGGCTATTGTCGTCATCACAAAACTCAGGGTGAACGGATATGTCCACGTGTAATGTCAAGTTCTAACCTACATAACCATGGCCCGGAACAGATGTTTGTAAAGGGATGTCCAGGGTGTGAATCTTCGAAGGAGCTTATAGATTTGAATCCCATCATTTATTAATGAACAAGAGTGATATTCTACTAACTTCCATAAACAATTTTTATACCAATGAAAAGAATAGAACCAAACTACTGACAATTTTAGATAAAACGAGTGGCATTTCCTTGCGGAATTTGGAGTGGTTTATTACAAATTATTCCAAAAAGAATCATACATCTTACACGACAAGTGACGGCAAACTTTTCACTGTACATTGTGCATATAAATCAAGTCTTGACGGGTATAGTAAAAAACTATTTGACCCCTTTTGCCGATCCGAGAAGTTTTCTTATGCCATACCCGGGTCATCTCATGAAATTCAAACGACTTTGGCGCAATTAAATTTCATCAAATGGTGTATCAAAAACAACATTATCGATTATATCAAAGAGAATAAAGTTGACTTATTTAGTAAGCAAACGACATAAACCCTTTGTCAAATACCATTGTTTGATATCCGGTGTAGTACATATGTAATGTATATTTATCTTGGTTTATATTTACAAGAGATGTATCCAACTCAACTTCTATCGCCGTTTTATCAGATTGTATACCACTGAAATCCAAATTCCCCGATGGCTCCACATTCACCGGATTCATCGAGAAACTATAAGTGTATATATTCCTAATGGGCCTCGATAATCTTTTTTGAGATGGAATGAGATATTTGTAATAGTTGTGACCCGTGCTTGAAACATTTGGCATTTTATTACCATTGATGTAGAAGCTCCCAGACTTCATTACCGGTGAGAAAAACGTATACGTTTGGTCAAAGTTTACATTCGAAGAAAAGTTGAACCGATTGTGTATCAAATATTCACCATCTTCAGATGGAATCGGATTACCCGTTGAAACGTCCTCGTCCTCAAACTTTGTATTTCTTAAAAACCAGTGGATGCATTTAACTGGAATATTTGGTACGAGATTATTTCGTATTGTACTTTTACCTTCATCACTTTCAGTAGTTGGATGTTTACGAACAAAGTCTGTAATAATTGTCTGCCTTTCCTTCATCATATAAATTCGCTCGTCACCGGTAACAGTGATTTCTTCTGTGATGATATCTAAAAATGGTAGTTCAAGTGTTTTTGACGTGTCCGTAAAAAACGTTTGCTTGTGAAATTCAAACGCAAACTCGATCTTTTGTTTGTATATGGCACATAAAGGAAAATATGGTCTGTTTGGGCTGTTTGAACTATATTCATCAGACGAATATTTTCTCGTAAAGAAGAATTGTAATGGTATCACAAGATCCGATTCAAACTTTGCATAGTTAGGTAAAGATTCTGAAGCATCAAAACCAAGGTTTCTATTTACAAGAAATCTATTTGCTACCTTTTCCGACATTTCCAGATAAAGCTCGTCGTAGATAATCCCCCAATCATCATGAATTTTCTCAACCTCAATGTCGTCAACAAACATTGTCACGCTTTTAAGAATATGCCTCCCCAATTGATCCGCGTAATTTTCACTTGTATTTGTATTTAATGCAGGCATTGTTATACTCAAGTACATATTACTCAAGAGATCCCCCATATTTTTGGGCTCAAACTGAACTTTTACTGTCTGGGCAAATGGCCAATTTTGTACCTGACCAGGATTTAACACGCGCTTACTTCGATGATATTTTCTGAAATCTGTGTGCCTTTTATTTTCTGTATAATTAAAGAATGACTCGTCTGGATCTTTGGAAAGCAAGTAGGTGTCTTGCTTCCCAATAGCCTTAAGCGAAATTTTCGCAGCTTCACCCATATCTATCTATTGCCTACATATTTTTAATATCCATTTTCCACATATCAATGTGTGAGGTATTTTTCATGATTTCAAGTTCTTCCCTCGCTTGTTTCGATTCTCTGAGAAGTTCTCGCACACATTCTTCCGTATATTGGACAGTCTTGATATTGAGGAGATAGTCGTGCGTGCCATTGATTTTAGGAAAGATACCACCCAATTGTCTCTCAAGGTCATCCTTTTTTCTCTTGAATACAATGATTTGTCCCTCGATAACCATTGTCACGAATCTTGATTTGTACCCACACATCTTTGACCTAACTTCAAGTACCTTGATAAGATGTTCTCTTCTCTTCTTGTAGTGTTCAATGCGGAGATCCACAAAGTCTTTTAGGATTTCTTCGGGACTTGAGTACTTGTATATACCCTTGATTGGATGAAAAAGATGCATATTTGAGGTATGAAAACTCTTTCGCAACTTGAGATCTTTTAAAACATCTTTACCTCTGTATCCCATAATTTCAAAGTCAACATCTTCCGTTGTTGAATTATTTGTGAAACCCGAAATGACCTTCTTATCTACAAGGGTTTCTAGGTATTCCTTGTAATCTTGAGTCCAGCGCCCCGGTGGAAGTTCTGTAATTTTGAGACGCGACCCAGTATCTCTCCACACACCTTCGGTGATCCAGGTACCATCTTCCCTGAAAATTTTACCCTTAAAACCTCTGAACCACGGACTCATATCCTTGAATGCATGTCCATCCAATGCCCTTTGGATATTCTTCTTGATATCACTGGGGTTAAATGGTGGGACATAGCAACTAAAACCCGTACCGATACCCTCTGTGCCGTTTATAAGCACCATTGGGAGAGTTGGCATATAGAAGTCTGGTTCAATAGATCTCCCATCGTCATCGAGGTAATTAAGTATGGGATCATCCCGTGGATCAAAGATTTTACGAGCCTCTTTGGTCAATCTTGTGAAAATATACCTCGTTTGTGACGCATCTTTGCCACCCATAAGACGAGTACCAAACTGACCACAAGGTTCAAGAAGATTGATATTATTTGAACCGGTATAATCATTTGCCAATTTGACAATCGTATCCGCGAGGGATACCTCGCCATGGTGATACGCAGACTTTTCCGCAACATACGCAGCCAATTGCGCCACTTTCATTTCATCTCTGAGATTCTTATGAAAGCAGGCGTACATTACTTTCCTTTGTGAGGGTTTGAGACCATCTGCCATATGAGCAATGGATCGCTTCAGGTCGGCCAGACTGAAATTGACCAGGTCTTTCCGGACAAAGTGGGTAATACTCAGGTTTTTGATAGACCCGTAGGGAACTTCCAACTCTTTGGGGTGCTTTGCTGTACTCTCCAAAAGCCAGGACTTTCTATCATCAGCCTTCTTCTTGTCAAAGGCGAGAATTACAGACTTATCCGTCATAATATCCATGTCAAACTTTACCGTCAAATCCCGAATCTTCTTGAAATACTCCCGAGCCTCGGCGGAGGTTGATGTACCAAGACCCTTGTAGTATTTGATTTTCCAACCGGGTTGTCCGTTACCGTACCATTCCCTGAAAGAGGAGTCTGTATAGAATGACTTTGACTGACCACCCTTAGATGCTTTGATGATTGGTGTCACCATAGACACAACAAATCCCAGTTTGAGAAGCGATGGCCAAAAGTAATGAATCATATTGAGAATCAGACCCTTGATATGCGACCCGTCATTATCAGCATCTGTCATGATCATAAGACGGCCATAACGAAGTTCGGAAACATCTTGATAATCCCTGCCTTGTTGAAGACCCAAAATCTTTTTGAGATCATTGAACTCTTGGTTTGATGTGAGCTGTGCTACAGAAGCGTCGCGAACATTCTTACATTTTCCGCGGAGAGGGAACACCCCATAATGATCCCTCCCAACGACCGAAAGACCAGCGACCGCGAGGGTCTTTGCCGAATCACCCTCTGTAACAATGAGAGTACACTTTCCAGATTGCGCCGTACCCGCCTTATTCGCATCATCCAACTTGGGAATACCTGTAATTTTGGACTTGCGGGTGCCGTCGGTCTTCTTTAGTTCCCTCATCTCCTTAAACTTTGAGAGTGCTGTGAGTTCGTCTTGAATACCAGTCTTTAGGGCATTCTTCACAAAGTTTTTGGGTGGTTCAAACCTACTCCCAAAGTCTTGTACTTTTGAGGTACATTCCGATTTGACCTGGCTTGAGAAGGTTGGATTCTCAAGGGTTGCCCTCACAAAGATGTTGAAAGTGTTCTTCACCTGTTGAGGTTTCAACTTGATTTTCTTTGCCATCTCATCGATGATACCTGACGCAATGTAAGATGCTACATGATCCACATGTGTTCCACCCTTCGTTGTAGATATACCATTCACAAAAGACACTTGTTCAAGGCCATTCTCCGACGGGCCAATACACGCCGACCAACGATCAGTTGTTACGGAACATACATTTGTCACACCTTCATGCATCTTGGCATACGCCTCAAAAGAAGTCTTGGGGAGGACTTCCCCTTGAAACTTAACTTTACAATTGGATGTTGTACAAATGTTCGCATCCCATACCCGTTTCTCAAATATTTTATAGATTGCGGCATCCATATTCTTCATACCAAACCTTCTCCAATCGGGAATAAAAGTGACTGAGACCGAAGAAGTTGAAGCAGAATGCTTCTTAATTTTTGGTGGGTGACATACCGTCATATTGTTGTTCCATTTTTGTGTATAGTGCTGCTTTGTCTCACCATCCTTAATCACAATCGAAAATTCCGATGAGTAGATATTGGTCAATTTTGCACCATATCCATTTCGGCCACCCACGATTCGCTTCTTCGTATCATCATAATTTGTACTCGTAAGAAGATGACCAAATGTAAGTTCGGGATTCCAAATACCCTCCTTTTCATGCATACGCACACCTATGCCTCCGAGAGGTCCATTATTTTCAATGGTGATGGTACCAGCCTCCTTGTCTATATTCACCGAAATGTTCGTAACACTCTTTGAGTGTACAGAATTTCGATCAATTGCATTGACAAGAATTTCGTCAAATATTTTGAGTAAAGCTGGGGAATAGTTGACATTTTTCTTCTTGAATTTATTATCAGTTTTATGGTGAATCCAGTATAACTCGGAACCCAAGTCTACCGGTCCGACATATGAGTCGGGCCTCTTAAGGACGTGTTCAATGTGAGTAAGTTTTTGAATACTCTCACCCATCCCTCTTTAATTTTGAACGTCTCAATTCTTTAGTTAGGTTTATTCTCCTTCAAAATCAAATAAAAGTTTTCGACCCAGGCTTTCAATTCATCTCTTGTAATGGCGAATGTTTTAGGCCTAACAAACTTAACTGCCCCAATTTGTCGGAGAGAATCTATCCTTGGGTTGTATTTTATGGGTGGATTCATGTAACAACATTTACACACGCGTAAACCCCTCAGGTTATGTTCATTATTAAGTTCAAATGGTGGAACTGTCTGACGAAGGTACATATCAAATAGACGAAGTTCCCAAGCTCTCACAGATTTGTAGTACGGATTGAGAGGCGCCAGACAGAAGTGACATAAATACTTCCATTTTATTTTCATGCTTATAAATAGAAGATGGCTTATTTTTATCTGATAGCTATAATTTTTGTACTTTATCTTATGATGAAAAATAAGACTAGGGGTATTAATAAGGCTATCGAAAAACTCGTGAGACAGTCAGCCCGTTATGCTGTAGCTGCTCAACAGGACGAGTCGCCGGTTATAGCTATACTCCACGCCAACTATGCGTCGGCCTATTTCTATGCCCTCAAAGAGTTTGCTACCGATTCACAAATTCATAACGCGACTGGTATAGATGTCAGAAAGTTCAAGGAGCATATAACAAATGTTCAAGATATGGTGACCAAGAAGACTTCTGCAAAGTGTCCAGAATTTGTCGGTGAAGTTGACGTCTACCTGGCTGAAATTGGCGGAGAGGCTTAAAATAGAGGTAATATAACATTCCATGTATGATTATGTGGTTGTTACACAACCAAACAAACACATTGTTTTGGGTGTAAATGATAACCGCCCGAAACCCGAAACTGAAACTATAATACAAATTACGGAAACCCACAGGGATAATGACTATGCCTTGAGAAGCATTATTGGGGTCATTATTGGTACAGTAATGTTTATGGTAATCGGAATCATGTATATATTATTACTAACCTAAGTCGTCTCCAAAACACCAAATAATCAAATTAAAAATGGAAGTCATTCGCGATACTATGTGGTCTACCTGCCTCGCCAATGCGGTAAAAATGTACCGTCTTGGCGAACCAAATGAAAAGTGTTATAGGTTGGCGGATGCAACTTGGAGATGTAAGATGGCATATGTGAAACATGAAAACACAAGAAAGAATTCTTCGGTTATTGTCCTTGACACACTACCAAAGGAAAATGCACCCGAACAGCGCACATCACATAAAATTTGTTGTGCAACGACAATGACCGGTAAGCCTTGTCGCTTCAAGGCTGTATGTGGTGACTACTGCCGCAAGCACCAAGTCACCTCGTCAAAGATCGGAGATAAAGTGGATGTGAGTGACCTTCTCAGCAAATTAGATGGAATTAAAATCCGATAGTATTGTAAACAGTATGTTAGATCAGGATACTCTTAGACCCGTGGTAATAGCGATGGCTCTCTACCTCGCCCTCGCAATTCTTACTCCTCGCATTTTTAAGAAACCAACCGGTGTGAAAGTTCTCGATGAAATTATCATGTCCTTTATCACACAAAGAGGTTCATTAATGAGTGGAACTATTATTATTGGCATCGTTGTTCTCGGTACCAATTACATTCAGGATGAATTCTTGTAAGATGTTCTCCTTACCAACTAATTTTTTTGTGTATTCGTGATCCATATACCGAAGCTTCTTAGTATACGCATCCTTCATGAATTCCGAGAGTTGGGTGGGATCTGGTCTACCCCAGGTCATTCCCCGTTTGAATAGGAAATCATCCCTTTCCAACTCTTCAAGTTCACAATCAATTGTGTATGGCGTCTTCACATATTCGGGAGATCCACCGTAATTTGTGATGATTACAGGTTTGTCTCGTAGTGCTGCCTCTACTGGACCCATACCAACACCTTCAGATTTTGAAAAACTCACATAACAGTCACAGCGGTTGTGGAGTTTATCCATTTCTTCATCTGATATGAGTCCATTAATAATTTCAACATTTGGAAGATTGATTTCAACATTTGAGTTACAGGTCGCTTTCACAACTAACCGTGTATCTGGCTTATTTAGACGCACAAACGCCTCCAATATTCCACGGAAATTTTTTCTATCGTCCATTATATTTCCAATATGGTAAAATGTATATGGTGTTGACGGTGGTGGAATATGTGCATGAATAATGTAAAACTCGTTTTCTGGGAATTGTCTGGAGAGAACTCTTTTACAAAACTCACTTGGAACCGCGACCCTCTTTGTTTCTTTCATGATGAGGCCGTAGTCTTCGTGTACAGTCTCTGTTTCACACACAGTCATTATTGCCAGATTCTTAATTCTAGACCTCACATATTTCATATAATCTATGTGGGGTTTGATTGGTAACAGGAAAAGAAGTCCATGTTCACTTTCCGGGATCTTAGTACCTATCTGTTGGTATGTGGATTTGTCAAATATCTTCGTATATTTGTATGCATGTTGACCTATCCCACTATTGAGCGGTCCTCCAATGACGATCATCTGGTATAAAGAATAATGTTGCTTTTATATATATTAATATGAATCCAACGCTTCTACGCAAAGAGATTGAAGATGAAATGCAGCGAACGCGTCTTGATAAGACTCGTCTTTATGAGCTTATTCTGAAAATTGTTGATTCTGGTGCGGGTGGTGGAGGTTCTCAGGGCCCAGCGGGACCAGCCGGACCAGCCGGACCAGCCGGACCTGTCGGACCTGCCTGTAAATGCAAGTCCGAGTCGGCGACACCCGCCGCCGCGGCGCCCAAGAAGACCGTCGCCAAAAAGACGACTACCAAGAAGACTACCGCCACCAAAAAGGCGACAGAATAAATATTCGTAATCAAAATATCTTTACATTTACTCAGGCAGTTCAAACATCTGTGTTAGTAAATTGTCACATTTATTGTATTATTTGGGGAGAAGGAGTCGAACGATTCACAGACCAAATGAAACCCCCAAAAATGGTTACCAATATACATAGAAGTAATCCAAAGGGATACTTCTTTTTTGGTTCTTCGGGTGGGATATCGGGTAAACGACGTACATTTTGGTTGAGTGCATCCATTTTTACAAGCAAGCTCTGCAATAGTTGTAACATTTGTTGATCTTTGTCTCTCGGTTTTTCTTTTACATTTACCGTCGCAATTTCAAGAATCATATACCATTTAGAATCGGGTTTTAACTTAACGTAATCACCGTCGTCTTGTTCTTCGTATATACTGAAGTTCAATTTTTTAATGGATATGGGATTGAAATAATTTGTCTTTTGTTGGAATCTCCGCCATTGCTTATCACGGAGAATGGTCGTCGATGTTTCCGTGAAATGACGTTCAAGTGGAATTCTAGCTAAAATCTGTCCATTCCTTTCATCCAGAATCTGAGAGGATTTAGGAATGTCTGGGCACACAACATCAACATATTTGGGGACGTTTGATACAGAACTGGCGGGTTCTGGTTCAAATATCTGAACAAAGCCCCCGTTTTGAATACTCCCCGCCACGACCATATCACCCGTAAGATCCATGCTCATGGTTCTACCGAGTTGGTCTCCAGTTTCTCCGTAATATGCATCATTTACTAAAGTCCACGTGTTTGATATGGTTTTATAGTCAAGCATCTTGACATAACCCCTTTTAAGTAGAGAATTGACGTCTTGAATTGCACCCACCGCTATTCGGCTTCCGTTTCCAGAGAGTGCGACAGAGTGGCCAAGTTTATCTTTTGTATTTTCACCCAAAATATCGGCACCACGTTGTTCCCATGTACTCGAAGTTGTGTTGTATTTAAACACTCTTACCCTACCAGCCTTGTTAAGCCCTCCACCTAACGCAGCTTCGGGGAAACCCATCGCAGCGGTAGTACCGTCGGTTGATATAGACACGGAATATCCAGCTTCTTCGTCCGCGGCATCACCCAAGAGAGGAGATCCGCCCATTTGTGTGTAATTTGATCCATCCCAGGCGTATATTCGCATCGCACCCGCATCACTTCCACCGCTTATGTTATATTGATATGCCCCGCCCACAATTCTTTCACCGTCTCCCGATATTGACACGGACCAACCAAGTTGTTCAGAATTCCCCACGGCTCCCACCATATCGGCACCCTTTTGAGACCAAGCTGAGCCATCCCACTCATAAGCACGAATGAGACCCCGGTTGTTGTTAGACAAATCGTAGCTATAGGCGCCCGCACACACGATGTCCCCGATTGCATTCATGGCCATTGAAATACCAAATAAACTTCCGTATTCTCCATTAATAGTCGAACCCATCTGATCCCAGTTTCCAGTTGAAATATTATACTCATACATGTTTATCAAACCATTTCTAGTTCCACCCGCATGTGCATTATATGATCCAACTGCCACACGCGAACCTACATCATTTATTGCCACACCCCACCCAGCTTTATCCCCGTTCGTGGCACCTGTTATGGTGTTTCCTACCTGTGTCCATCCACTGGAAGTTTTTTCGTATATTTTTACTCTTCCGCTATTACTTCCGTTATCATCTGCATCTGGACCCCCAACTATTATTCGTTTCCCGTCTAACGACATTTTAACAAATCCTTCACCATAGTCACTTTCTCCCTCTATTTTAGTCGTCGCCGTGAAGGGGGTTCCAGTACCAGCTTGGGCTCCAACCTGGGTGATATAGAAATCTACCATTCTTATACCCAATACCCTTGACATGTCTTCCACGTGTGTATTGGATTCTAGAGTAAGATCGAGGGAAAACGTATTGTTGCTCCCATTTACAAAATTAGAATCCACCGTAATATACTGAAACTTCTTTGGTATTTCATGAAGATCGATATGTGGGACGGTATTTAAATCTGTCAGGGGTGGACCTTTATTCATCCTGTATTAAATCGACATAAAAAAATGTAGGACTTTATTACAAATGTATGCTAAGGCTATTTACAGAATTGTTATGACGAAGACACCAGTCTATATTGAAAACCTCTGTCTATGGGTAAAAAGTGCAGTTTGGGATGCACCAAGATGTATTTTTATGGACATCGATTTTGAAATATCTCGGATTGAAATGGAACAAGCAAACCTAAGTAAGCTTGGAGATTGCAAAAATGAATAAATGGATTTTATACCACTCGTCACTAACGAATTCCGGGTAACATTCTTTCGGGCAACCGAACCACTTTGTCCCGACGTCCAGCGTATCATCTGGAAAAATCTTCTTTACGATAATATAGAACTTAAACCTCCCAACGCTCCTGAAAAATGTCGTATAAAATACTCAAGAGTTTCTGGGAGCTCCTTACCCCGTCAGCTATTCGCACACCACTCCCCGAACCATTCACAAAAGAATATGAGGAATACCGAGAAATTGTAGCTACAAATGAAGCAGGGGAAGAGATAATTCTACATCTACCAAAGAATTACAATCTAAGTCACAATTAAAGTTTTAATGATAATATCAAATAATGGATCGCCAACACCTTGTAAATTTCCGTTTGAAATGTGAAGAAATACTTTCACAATTCAAAAAGAAGAGACGCGACATTTTCGTTCAATTCGGCGATTCCCAATACAACGAACACATTTCAAAACTTTTTTCTCTTACATCTCGCCTTGACAAAGAGATTCAGGAAATTGATACATACGAAGATGCAAAAGTTGTTGGTAACCTCCTCGACGAATATGGAACATTTGATCATATACATGATAAATTGATACACACCCTAAAACAAGAATTTGAAAACATTGATAAACAAGCCTGGTACGACGAAAATTTTGATAATTGGTCTGTGATGCCACACCGTCAAGATTGCGAAGCGTATTCAATTCCAGAAAGACTACGTTATTCAGAATGCCGCCTTGCGATGTTTGATCATCTTGAGAATGAATGGAAAAGAAACACGTTTCCAACCCTGCATAACCGTTTAGAATTTTTTTGATATATAATTATAACATGAAATGGAAACTTGTTAAATGTTTCTATATTCATATGCGACAACAGATGACATTTTCAATTGTGACCGATGGTTTCTGTACCTTTATCCGAAATATTATGAAGGATGTTGCGTCGTTTAAGTTAAATAAGGATACCTCACGTGTGTCAATAAGAAAAGATGCCCCGACAAGCACGAAAAATTGTTGAGAAGACTTACTACTACGATTCCGAATCCGAATCTGAATCCGATTCCGATTTTGACCCGGATGACTATAAGAATGCTGAGTCGAGATGCCCGGTCATGCAAGTAAGCCGCCTTTTAGCGGTTGATTCTGAGTCTGAAAGTGAGAGTGATAGTGATCGCATTTCAGACTCGGAGGATGGCACCGACTATGAAACTGAAACTGAACCCGATTCTGATTCGGAGCAGCTTGATGAACCAAAACCATACTTCGGAAAGGGGTTCCGGGTCTATTTTGATAGCCACGCAGATAAGAAATTTTTTATGCAGGCATTTGGATTTAATTGAATCCAACGTAATTAAGGAATAGAGTTTTAATAATAATAAAAGATGTTATATCAATTTGAATGGATCGTTGCCATTGGAGGTATTTTTGCTTTCTGCGCATCCTTTGGAATAGGTGCAAATGATGTGGCTAACGCTTTCGCTACATCAGTTGGATCGGGTGCCTTGAAGATTAAGCACGCAATACCTCTCGCTGCTGTGTGCGAGTTTTCTGGATCTCTATTTATGGGAAACCATGTCGTAAAAACAATTCGGAAGGGTATAAGTGATCAAGAATGTTTTGTTGACGATCCCGGTCTTCTTATGTATGGCTGTCTCTGTGTCATTATATCCGTCGCTTCATGGTTAATCATTGCATCTTACTTTGAGATGCCCGTATCCACAACCCATTCTTGCGTTGGTGGTATGATTGGGATGACAATGGTTGCGAGGGGCTCCGGTTGTGTTACCTGGATTGCAAAATCCAACAATTTTCCTTATGTAAAAGGTGTTGTAGCCATCGTCGTTTCGTGGTTACTTTCGCCCATTATATCGGGTCTTTTTGCTTCTTTGATGTTTTTTATGATACGACTTATCATTCTTCGTTCCGAGGATTCTTACAGGCGCATTCAGTATGGTTTCCCTGTACTCGTTGCGGGCACTTTTACAATTAACACGTTTTTCATTGTGTATAAGGGTGCCAAATTTTTGAAACTTGACGATACACCTTTGTGGAAGGCGTGTGCTATCAGTTTTGGCATCGGTGGCGGAGTCGGCATTTTGTCTTACCTTTTCATTAATCCCATCATTTTCAAGGAGGGGGAAGAGCGTCCCGTTGAAGATTTTTATCATACCGACGAGTCTGTTCAATCCATACACGATAACGCCGAAGTATTTGATGCAAAGACAGAACACTCTATGAGATATCTTCAGATTTTAACAGCTTGTTGTGACTCGTTCGCACACGGCGCAAATGATGTCGCCAATTCAATCGGTCCTTTTGCCGCTATTTATGCCATCTATAAATCTGGTGAAGTTTCCAAGAATGCTGATATGGGCAATGATGCATATTGGATTCTTTCCCTCGGAGCCAGTGGAATAGTTGTGGGTCTCGCCACATATGGATATAAGATTCTTGAAGCCCTTGGTACGAAAATGGCCAAACTTACACCCAGCCGTGGCATCTGTATTGAACTTGGCGCAGCCGCGGTAATTATTCTTGGTTCTCGTCTTGGGTGGCCTCTCTCAACTACACATTGTCAGGTTGGAGCGACTGTAGGTGTTGCTCTCTTTGAGGGTACTGGTGGAGTGAATTGGAAACTTCTTACTAAAACTGTCGCGGGGTGGGTTCTTACCCTTGTTGTTGTCGGTGTAAGCACCGCGTTTTTGTTTGCTCAGGGTGCCTATGCCCCAATGGTAAAATACCCATCATACATAAATACTACCTAAGTCAATTTTTCCATTATAATAATCAATTCAAAAAAATACAAACCATGATGCACTGTCACTGCTGCGGCTGGGATATTGATTGCGCCATTCA